ATACGTGGATCATCACGTGACCAGCGACGGGCGATGTCGCGGACAGAAGGTGATCGTCAGCATCGCTCAATAGCGTCAGAGAGGCCGCGTCAGGGCGGGACGCGAGGATGCTGCCTCATTCGAAGAGCCAGGTGACCCTCACCTCCGCCGGCGCGTACGTGGGGAATGTGGCGAGGCACGCCGCGGCAAGAAAAAGCTTCATTCGGAACTCTTGTCCTTCGCGATACGCATGGAAATCTCTTTGGAAAGCGCCTCAGGCGTCTGGTCGGCCTCCCGAAAGACGGAGTCGGAACGCCCCTCGGGTCGAATAAGGGAAATGTAGCCGAAATCGGTATTTGTCAAAGGAGTTGTCCGCTGATTTCATTTGGCGTCTCTGATTTCGGTGGGTGAGGATCATGCGGCATGAGCACCTCAGTTGTTCACTTTTATAGAACGGTTGTGCGCAAAGAATATATTTAACTTTTGCAGGCAGATGGCGATATCAAAGCGGGCACACAATTACACAGAGGCTCCGGCCATTGACATGATCATCGACATCACGACTGCCATCATCGAACAGGTGCAAAAGCCTACACTAGCGTTTCTGCTCGGCGGTATGCTGCTGGCTGCTTTGGGCAGCAGACTCGAAGTGCCCGAGCCAGTCTATAAATTCGTCGTGATGTTGCTGCTGCTCAAGGTGGGTCTTGGGGCTGGTATCTCGATCCGCGAGGCTGATCTGGTGGCGCTGGCGGTGCCTGCGGTCTGTGCCGTGTTTGCCGGTATTGGAATTGTTTTGCTGGGCGGCAATACACTTGCGCGCTGGCGCGGTGTTTCGAAAGTGGACGCCTATGCCACCGCAGGCCTATTCGGGGCGGTCTCCGCCTCGACGCTGGCCGCCGCCATGGCGATGCTGGACGAGGAAGGTATTCTGTACGAAGGGTTTATTGGCGCGCTATACCCGTTCATGGACATTGCAGCCCTTGTGACGGCTATCTTGCTTGCCAAGATGTCCGCAGCCCGCGCCACGCAAACAGCGGGTGCCATTTTGCCTCAAAACGGGGTCGCCACCATGACAATGGACGGGTTGGCCTCCGGTCTACCCAAGCAGTCTCGCCCCAGCGACAAAGCACCGACCCCGCACGGTCTGGTGGGGACGATCCTCACGGATACGGTCCAAAGTGCAGCAATCTCAGCTCTGCTACTGGGCATCGCCATCGGCGTGCTGGGCCGCCCCGAGAACGTCTACACAAGCTTTTACGAGCCACTGTTCCGTGGCTTGTTGTCGATTCTGATGCTGGTGATGGGAATGGAAGCCTGGGCGCGGCTGTCGGAGCTGCGCAAGTTGGCCCATGCCTACTTGCTCTATGGTCTGACCGCACCGCTGGTGCATGGTCTAATTGGCTTTGGCCTTGGCATGGCTGCGCATCAGATTACCGGCTTCTCAGCGGGCGGTGTGGTGCTGCTAGCGGTGATGGCGGCGTCAAGCTCGGATATCTCCGGCCCGCCCACCATGCGCGGGGCTCTGCCGGAGGCGAATGCCTCGGCCTATGTGGGCGCGTCCACCGGTCTTGGCACACCTGTCGCGATCCTGAGCATCCCGCTTTGGATCTGGCTGTCGGATGTTCTCATCGGCCTCTAGGTGGCTGAAGCGCCCCAGAACGCTCCACTTCATCTGCTTAGGCTCAAGATCGATTTCGCCAGGCAGTGCAGTAACAGCATTGGTCCGCTTCCCGCCGTTCGCGCTGCTCAGCCAGAACTCATTCCATGAGCTGACGCGCAGCTGCCGGAGGGAGTCCAAGCCACTCATCCAGCTTGGACCAGCGTCGCCGCCCCGATACGTTTTTCACCGCGATGGCCACGGCCTTGCGTTGGCCGACCAGTACCACCAGACGCTTGCCACGGGTGATCCCGGTATAAAGCAGGTTGCGCTGAAGCATGGCATAGTGCTGCGTCAGGACCGGGATGACGACAGCGGGGTACTCTGACCCCTGACTTTTGTGAATGGTCGCGGCGTAGGCCAGCACCAGCGTGTCGAGTTCCCCGAATAGGTAGCTCACGGTCCGGCCGTCGAAACTGGCGGTCAGTTCTCCTTCGTTCTGATCGATACTTTCAACGTAGCCGATGTCGCCGTTGTAGACCTCCTTGTCGTAATCATTTTCGATCTGCATGACCTTGTCGCCTGGCGCGAAGGTTGAGCCGAAGCGCTCCACCTTGTTTTCCCCCAAGGGGTTCAGGGCGGCCTGAAGCTCGATGTTGAGCGAGCGGGCACCGACACCGCCCCGATTCATTGGACAGAGAACCTGGATGTCCCGAATGGGGTCCAAGCCGAAGCGCTTGGGGATCCGGTTCTTTACCAGGTCCAGAATTCGAGCGACGGCCTGCTCCGGGTCTTCGGCCGGCACAAAATAGAAATCGCTCTCGCCATCCGGCTTGGTCAGGTCTGGTATCTGGCCTTGGTTAATCCGGTGGGCGCTTGTGATGATCTTGCTCTGGGCGGCCTGGCGGAACACTTCCGTCAGCCGCACGACCGGAATCGCGTTCGATCCAATGATATCGGCCAGCACCTGTCCAGGGCCGACTGAGGGCAACTGGTCGATGTCTCCGACGATCAGGACCGCAGCGTGATTTGGCACGGCCTTGAGCAGTGAATGCATAAGGGAGATGTCGACCATCGAGCTCTCATCAACGACCAGCAGATCGCACTCCAGCGGGCTTTCCTCGTTGCGCTTGAAACCGAACGTTTTCGGATCAATTTCCAGCATGCGGTGGATGGTCTTCGCTTCCATACCAGTCGCTTCTTTCATCCGTTTGGCCGCCCGCCCGGTTGGGGCGCACAGCAGCAGCGTGACCGCTTTCGCCGCAAGGATCTGCAGGATCGAGTTCACGATTGTAGTCTTGCCCACGCCGGGGCCGCCCGTGATCACCATGACCTTTGAGCGAAGCGCGAGACGAATGGCCTGAGCTTGGGTCGGAGCAAGGGTCAGACCGGTCTTCTTTTCGATCCAGGGCAGCGCCTTGTCGGCATCGATATCTGGCCAGGGACGAGGGCCCGAGACGAGATGGCGAAAACGATCCGCGACACCTTTCTCTGCATGGTAAAGCCCGCTCAGGAAAACGCATGGGGTATCGGTCACGGTGTCGGCCGTCACGGTACCTTCGGTCAATTCGAGGCCGATGGCTGTCTGGATCAGGTCGTTGGGAACCTCGAGCAGTTTGATGGACAGCGGGATCAGCTCCGCAAGCGGCAAACCGCAATGACCGTTCCCCATCGCTTCGGTGAGGGCATAGGAAATCCCGGCGCGCACACGGATCATGGCGGTCTTTTCGATCCCGAGCTTCTCGGCAATGAGGTCCGCCGTCCTGAACCCGATGCCGCGAATATCCCGCGCCAAGCGATAGGGATCTTCGCTCATTACCTGCACGGCATCGACGCCATAGGTCTTGAAGATGCGCACGGCCCGCGCGGTCCCAACCCCATGACTGTGCAAAAACACCATAATCTCGCGGATGACCTTCTGGTCGGCCCATGCAGACGTGATCTTGTCAGCGCGTTTCGGCCCGATGCCCTCAACCTCCCGCAAGCGCGCGGGCTCGACCTCGATCAGGTCAAACACGTCCTTGCCGAACATCTTGACCATCCGCTTGGCGTACACCGGCCCGATGCCCCGGATCATGCCGGAGCCAAGGTATTTCTCGATGCCATCAAGCGATGTCGGTGCGGAGGTTTTCAGGAACCGTGCACGAAATTGCAGTCCATGCGTATGATCATTGGTCCATTCGCCTGATGCAGTTACCCATTCCCCGGCTGAAATCATCGCCGCATGACCGATAGTGGTGACGAGATCCCGGTGGCCACGCGCCTTGATACGCAGCACGCAGAAGCCGGAGTCCTGGCTGTGGAAGGTCACGCGTTCGACGAGACCGGCAAGGACCTCGTGGCGCTGATCACCTGCGGCCACGAATGCCGCTGGCGCTTCTCGCATACCCCGTTCTTTTCGGCTCTCGTCCATTCTGCTCCCGTTCAGCGCCCTTACCCCATTTTGCAGCTCGGTCGCTGCAACGTCGGCTCGTCTTCAATTCGCTTTTTACAGTTTCAGAACAGACCAGCGGATGCACCCGTTAATATTGACCTTTCCGTACCCCATGGCGTGACTGAGTGATTGACAAAGCTGGCCCTCTGGACACATTATCTAATAACGGTTGATTTGCGCTCAGGGAAAATCCCTCGAGCCCTTTTTTGTTTTGGAAGACACCAAATGGTGCTGCTGACTGGCATTTTGTCTATCACATTTCCCGGGCAAACCAGCGAATACGCCCGATGATATTGATCTCCTCCGCCGTGCCTTCATGCGGGCTGTAAAGCGGGTTGTCAGATATGATGCGCACGGCAAGCGGATCGCTGTTGGGAATATGTTCGAGCCGTTTGGCAACCAGCCCCATGCCGTCATGCACCACAAAGATCCCAGGCGGGTTTGGCGTGCGGCGGGTCATGTCTACCAGCACGGTATCGCCGTCGAGCAGGGTCGGCGCCATGCTGTCACCCGCAACATGCATGATGCGCAGCTGAGACGGGCTGGCCTTGAGGCTGTCCTTTATCCATGAGCGGCGGAAATGATAGGCCCGGCCGGGCGTGTCGCCATTTTCGTCCACGACGGCCCCACCGCCCATGGCTGGGCGGGGACTGGCATGGGCAATCGCCACAAAGGTATCGTCGGGATTATCGATGAAGGGTGACGCGCCCTCGACCTCGCCGATGCCGTGGATCAGCCAGTCGCGATCCACCTTCAGCACCCGGGCAATATCAGCCAGCCTGTCCATGCCGGGGCGCACGGATCGCCCGCGCAGGATGTCATAGACGAAGGAGCGGTTGACACCGGCCATTTCTGCGACGTGGGCCGGTGCCAGGCCCAGCTGATCGGCGCGGGCGCGCAAACGGTCGGAGAGTGTGTGGTGGTCTGTCATGTTATCCCCAAGGGGCCGTGGATTAAATAGGATAAAACAGGATTGATTGGTGCTCGTCAAGACATTAGAACATAAGGTAAACAACTAGTGCGGGATTCGAGGGAAAAAGATGGAGATCGAGAAGGCTTATCTTACCCTCCCGGAGATCCTCGACCGCTGGTCGATGCCTGAGGCAGACCTGATCTACCTTGCAGAAAACGACAAGCTGAGTCTGTCGGTGCGGGTGTTTGGCCTGCCGCTCGAGTTCGGCGATCACGAGACCACGGATGATGGCCGACGTTACAGTGTTCCGCTTGAACGAAAGTACTTCAGCGGGCTCGTGGATCTGAACGCGCGTGATGCATTTCGGCTGTTTCGTTGCGGCGAACTGGTTGTGACAGAGTGTAGAACCCCGAAAGCAGACTGTGCGTTACTCTGGGACGACGCGGAACCGGTGTTGTTCAATGTCGGCGATCTGCTGCTCCACCGCGAAGAGCGGGATCGTTTCGAAGCGAAATCAGGATTTTCCGGGGCGCGGGCTGAAGCTGCGCTGCCAACGTTTCACGCGTCACCGGACTATCACAACGTCCGCTGCCAGGGACGCGATTTCCGGCTGGGCCCGATCTAGGCGCAAGTTGTGCGCGTGCTGCATGACGCCGCACGTGCCGGGAACCCTTGGCTGAGCGGAAAGGCGATCCTGGCGGCAGCGGGCTCGAGAAGCCTGAAGATGTCCGACGTCTTCAAGTCGCAGAAGCATTGGCGTGACCTCATCGCCTCGGATCAGCGCGGGCTCTACAGCCTCGCAGGCGTCTGACCGGTCGCACTTCTGGCTGGGCTTCGATCTCTCCGCGGACTGCTATGGGGGATGGGGTGTGGGGCCGCAGTGGGATGGTGATCCCCCTCCCGGCATCAGCCCCTTGTTTCGCGAGCCTGATGTGATCCCCCTCCGCATCCCCCTCTGATCCTGACGAAATCCCACTGCCGAATGTCGCATCTTGCTCCTAACAACCAACACCGGGAGACGACGATGCACCAAAAAACTTGCCTCACTCAGACAGACCTCGCGCGGCGCTGGACGATCTCGCCCCGCACGCTGGAACGCTGGCGCTGGGTCGGGGAAAACCCCGTTTACATGAAGATCGGCGGGCGGGTGGTTTACCGTCTCGACGACATTCTTGCCTTTGAGCAAGCGCAGTTGCGCCAGAACACGACCTCGGTCGTTGGGGCAGGGGCGGCATAATGATGGCCAGCTTCAAGCCTGCTCATGTGGCACCGATCCACGCATCGACCGACGAGATCGCCTTCTGCGCATGGGTGGCACAAGCCGAGCCCGGCGAGACGCTGGTCTACCATCGCGGCTTTCTGGCGGTCGACGCGGTCGGCATCGTCTCGAAGCTGTCCTCCGATCAACAGCGCGCATTGCGCCTAGTGGCCTCTGCCGCGCTGCGCGCCTCTGAGCAGGATCTGGTCCACCTCGTCCAAGCGCGGATCGGCCCCGACCAGTTCGCCTACATCGCTGTTGCCCGGCGCAAGCCACGCAAGGCCTAGTGCCTCGCTTTCGGTGCGCCTGCTCGAGGCTGCCTGATCCCCCCATTCCCTACAAGGTGACCCAAATGCCCTTTCCCGACAACACTCCCGACAACACTCCCGACAACACTCCCGACAACACTCCCGACATCAACGAGGTGATCAATCTGCCCGTGGGTGAAATTGCTCTGCTTCCAGTCGACCTGCTCGCCGTCCTGCAGTGGGAGATCGACGCGGCCGCCAAACAGATGAAGGCGGTGACCGCGCGCTTCAACACCGCGCTGGAGGTCCGTTTCGCCGCCCGCGCCGCCGAAGTGCGCAGCGCCTCCGGCAAGGACACTGGCACGGTGCGTTTTGACGAAGGTGATTTCACCATTGTCGCCGATCTGCCGAAAAGGGTGGATTGGGATCAGAACCGGCTTGCCGCCATGGTCGAGCGTATCCGCGCCGCTGGCGACGACCCTGCCGAATATGTCGAGATCAGCTTCAAGGTGCCGGAACGCAACTATGTCGCCTGGCCTGACGCCATCCGTCAGGGTTTCGAGCCCGCGCGCACGGTGCGGACCGGCACGCTGAAGGTCGAGATCCTCGCGCAGGGGGCCGACCAATGACGGAAAAACAGCAAGCATCGATTGGCATGCGCTATGTCAGATACGTCCACTTCTGCGATTCTGGTTGCTGGGATTGGACGGGTGCCAAGAATGAAAATGGGTATGGCGTGATCGGCTGCGGGCGGCGCGGCGAAGGGAACATCAAGGCACACAAGCTTTCCTTCGAGATTTTCAACGCGGTGCCGCTGAACCCCGAACAAGTCATCTGCCACCGCTGTGACAACCCGGCCTGCGTCAATCCCAATCACCTCTTTGTAGGCACTCAGCAGGACAACCTGGCGGACATGATCCGCAAGGATCGAGGATCCAAACCTCCGCTCTTGCGCGGCACCGACAATCCAAAGGCCAAGCTGAATGAGCAACTTGTCAGGCGCGCCTTCCGGCTTCGGGAGAACGGTCTGTCCACATACCGCATCGCCGATAAACTCGGTGTCAGCCGCCCCGCCATTTGCTTTGTTCTCAACAGAAAAACATGGAGGCATGTCGATGTCCGGACTTCCAATCATAACTGCTGATCAACGACTCGCCGAACCGCGCGGCATCAAGGGCTGCATCTTCGGGGGCAGCGGAATTGGGAAAACCTCGCTGCTGTGGTCGTTGAACGCCACGACGGCCCTGTTCATGGATCTCGAGGCGGGCGATCTCGCCATCGAGGGCTGGCAGGGCGACACGATTCGGCCGCGTACCTGAATGGATTGCCGTGATTTCGCCGTGTTCATCGGTGGCCCAAACCCCAGCTTGCGCGACGATCAGGCCTACAGCCCGGCGCATCACGCCGCCGTTTGCCAGAAGTTCGGCGATCCCGCCGTGCTGGAACGCTACGAGACGCTGTTCGTGGACTCGATCACCGTTGCCGGGCGGCTGTGCTTTCAATGGTGCAAGGGCCAGCCCGAGGCGTTCTCGGAAAAAACTGGCAAGCCGGATGTCCGGGGGGGCTTACGGGCTGCATGGCCGCGAAATGATCGCTTGGCTCACCCATCTGCAGCACACCCGCGGCAAGAACATCTGGTTAGTCGGCATCCTCGACGAGAAGCTCGATGACTTCAATCGCAAGGTGTTCTCGCCCCAGATCGATGGGGCCAAGACCGGGCTTGATCTGCTGGTAATCGACGAGGCGCATCATGCGGTGGCGGCAAGCTACCGCCGCACCATCGACCATGTTCGCAATGCCAACCCTGACGCGCGGATCTTCGGCGTTACCGCCACCCCAAACCGCGGCGACAAGAAGGGTCTGCGCGAGGTATTCGATAATGTCGCCGATCAGGTGCGTCTGGGCGAGTTGATCGCCTCGGGCCATCTGGTGCCACCGCGCACCTTCGTGATCGATGTCGGTGTGCAGGACAAGCTGCGCGCTGTGCGCAAGTCGCCGGCGGATTTCGACATGGCGGAGGTCGCGTCGATCATGGACCGCGCGCCGGTCACTGACGAGGTTATCCGCCACTGGAAGGAGAAAGCGGGTGACCGGCAGACGGTGGTGCTCTGTTCCACCGTCGCTCACGCCGCGCATGTCACGGAAGCCTTTAACGCCGCAGATGTGCCTGCCGGGCTGATTCATGGTGATCTGCCAAGCGAGGATCGCCGCCAGGTCCTGGCAGCATATGCCGCTGGAGAGGTCCGCGTGATTGTTAACGTTTCGGTTTTGACTGAAGGCTGGGACCACCCGCCGACCTCGTGCGTCGTGCTGCTGCGGCCCTCATCCTACAAATCCACCATGATCCAGATGGTGGGTCGAGGGCTGCGCACCATCGATCTGGAGGAACACCCTGGCGTTATCAAAACCGACTGCGTCGTGCTGGATTTTGGCACGTCGAGCCTGATCCACGGTACGCTGGAACAGGACGTCGATCTCGACGGCAAAACTGAAGCCGGTGATGCGCCGACCAAGGTGTGCCCGGCATGTAGCGCCGACATTCCTCTGGCCTGCTTTGAATGCCCACTTTGTGGCGAGGTGTTTGAGCGCGAGGAGGACTTGCGTTCACAAGAGGCCAATGATGGGACGCTGAGCAGCTTCATCATGACGGAGATTGACCTTCTGAAGCGGTCCAGCTTCGCTTGGATCGATCTCTTCGGGGCCGATGATGCGCTCATGGCCAACGGGTTCAACGCCTGGGGCGGCATCTTCTTTCTGGAAGGGCGCTGGCATGCGGTCGGCGGCGCAAAGGGCCAAAACCCCCGCCTGCTGGGCATTGGTGAGCGGACCGTCTGCCTCGCGCAAGCCGATGATTGGCTGAACGAGCTCGAGACAGATGAAAGCGCCTTCAAAACGCGCAGCTGGCTGAAACAGGCCGCCACGGACAAGCAGTTGCAATATCTGCCGCCCGCTTATCGGCAAGACTATGGCCTGACCCGCTATCACGCTTCGGCGCTGATGACCTTCACTTTCAACAAGCGGGCTATCCGGCATCTCGTCATGACCGCCGCCCTCGGCCAGCGGGAGGCCGCGTGAGCCATGTCGCGCAAATCCTATCCCCGCCCACAGCGGCTGAGGATCGAGCGCTGCCTGCGCGCAACGGGCATCTGCGCCCAAGCCTTTGCGCTGTCTGCACGTCTCCCACACGGGGCTTTGGTTGGTTCGATCCCCATCAGCCGCGCTCGCACCAAACCCGGCGCTGGTTTTGCTCCATGGGCTGCCAGGCGGCCTTCACCCTCAAAGCCCAAAAAGGATTGAACATGGTCGATTTCACCGAAGAGGAAACGCAGGCGCTGCCCGCCGTCATGCGCGCGCTTGCGCCCGAGATGGAGCGCATAGGCTGGAATCGGCCGTTGGGTCAGCTGACCCAGAACGACATGCACCAGCTGATCGTCATGATCATTGCGGCATTCCGCACTGAGATGGCTCTGATCGCCAAGGATACGGAGATCCCATTCTGATGTTGGACTATAATCACAGGCCCAGCTTTGCCGACAAGGTGAACGCCGCCGTCGACGCAACCCTGACTGCCGACAATGCTGCACGCATCCCGCGCGATTATCTCGGCGGCTCGCGCCTTGGGCATGCCTGCGAACGCGCGCTGCAGTTCGAGTTCACCCATGCCCCCAAGGACGAGGGTCAGGATTTTTCTGGCCAGTTGCTGCGCATCTTCGCCATCGGCCATGTCCTTGAGGATCTAGCGGTGGCTTGGCTGCGGCAGGCTGGCTTTGATCTCTACACCCGCAAGGGCAATCGCCCTGACGGCGGCCAGTTTGGCTTTTCTATCGCCGGTGGGCGCATTCGCGGCCATGTCGATGGCATCATCGCCGCAGGCCCAGAGGACTTTGGCCTTGGCGTGCCCGCACTTTGG